CCTATTTTTCTTATATATTTCATTAGGCGTAAAACTCTGAATTTTCATTTTTAAACTGTAAGCTCATATTGTATTTTTCAATGGCTTGTTGAGCCATTTTTTTGTTGGTTCTGACTTTATCTTGAGCTTTTGGGTAGTAGAAAAACCAAACCGTTCTTTTATTGAGTTTTTCTTTTATTACTTCTATTCCTGAATTGTTCATAATTATAATTTTTAGTTGTTTATTATTTCGTTGTTGTTGATACAAATATAGAACAACCTTTTTAAACTTCCTAATTTTTTAGGAAGAAAAGTATAAAAAAAATAAAAAAAAGCTACAAAAGCAGTAAAAACCGCAATTGTAGCCAAATAGATACTTAACCTTAAAAATCCCAAAAACTACTTAATTCCTATTATCGCCGCCGTTGTCAAGGCAGCCACCGAAACGCCGACCAAGACGAAAGTCCCAATTTTCCAACCGATGACTTTCCGCTTCTCGCGCTTGGCGATTATCTTATTCTCTTTATATAGTGAACTTGATATCCCTTTTTGTGACTCAAGTTGTTGCTCTAAGTTAGTAATATATTTATCTTTCTTCTCAATCATCAAAGAATTATTTTCTTTAATGGTCCCAAATTGTACCTTCTCATCAAAGAATTATTTTCTTTAATGGTCCCAAATTGTACCTTCAAGGCTTCGCAGTCTTCCGATTGTTCTTGTAGGAGGGAAATCAGTTTTCTTTGCTTGTCTTTTATGATCGTGCATTTTTTCAACTCAAGCACTTGATTGGTTAAATAGAATTGTTGCGTTCTTTTGATTGTGACGATTCGCGTTCCTTCGGTATCTATACCGTAAAGAGGGTAGTTGATACTATCTATCGCGCAACTCGCTTGTGAATACGGAATCAAGTTGATTATCGCCAGGAACAAAAACAGGCTTCTCTTCTTCATCTTTTATACTTTTTATTATGTATTTTATAATTGGTTTTCTTTGACTTATTTCTTGATTTAAACTATCAATCTTTTTGTAAGACTGAATTACGTCGTTTGATACTTGCAAGAACTCCTTGTTCAACTTCTCGTTCTTTGCCTTTAGTGTATCAATTAAAGTTTCATATTGAGTCCTTTCTTGTTGGAAGACCATTCTCTCTTCGCTTCAGTCGCTCTTAGTTAGTAGTATGATAATCAAAACTATTACTAGAACAGCAAAGAAGATAATAATCCAGTCTTTTATGTTTATTTTAGGCATCTTTTTATATATTATTTCGTTTAAATATTGTATATTACGTATTTATTCATTAAAATTATATAAAGCAAATTAATACAAAATTATGAAAGAGTCAAACTATTTAGCCAAAGCAAAAGAGCAGATTGAAGCCGTAAATAAGAGAATGGAGAACGGAGAAGGCAAAACGGACGGCGGACTTGTCTCAATCGCAATGAAGGAGGACTTGACGTTTCTCCAAGTGAAAAATTATATTAATTCGTTTTAATTTTAATTTATGGCCAGTAGAATCCAAATCGGTAAAACCGTCAAGCTAGGAGGGAAGTCTCTCAAAATTGGACGTTCGGGAAGAAAAGCGAAAAAGTACAAGGCTTGTCCGAAAAAAGGTCCTTGTATCCATTTTGGCGCGAAAGGATACCGAGCGAAGCCAGGAACAAAAGCGGGAACGAATTATTGCGGACGTTCTTCGGGGATAAAGGCCGACACGATAAGTGCGAACTCTCTCGCACGTATGTTGTGGAATTGTCGCGGGAAGAAATCGTATAAACGCTAATAGATGAAAAAGACAAAGAAGAAAAAGATACAACTCCCCAAGCGGGGACAACGGGCAAAGACAAACAAGAAGAGTAAAAGGTAGTTTTTTTCCATATTTAACAGTTTTTTTAAGTGAATGCCCGTTCTTTAGTATAGTACTAAAGGCGGGTTTTTGTTTATTATGATTCAAGTAAATAAAATGAAGTTAAACGACAAGACCCTTCTCAAGCGGGTCAAGAAAAAAGTCAAGAAGGCTATTGGGGTGCGATGGCTATCCAAACCAAATGAAGAGCAATCCAAGATTCTTGAAGATATCCAATACATGACTATTGGGTTGGCGGAGTTCCTTCTTATTGATTCCTTCAAGACAAAAGAGGAATATATCAAAAGCGTCAATTCCTTTCTATCGTTGGAAGAAGTGACTTTTGGGTATTCCGCCCCGCTCAAGTACGAAGTGGGCAAAATGGACTTGGTTTGTGGTCGTATAAATATCAAGCATAAATTGATTGAGTTTGAAAAAGCTTATTCCAGGGGCAATCTTCGTAAGGCAATAAAAAAACAGCTATGAAAGAAAAGAATAAAAGAGGCCGACCGACCAAGTATAAAGAAGAGTATTCAAAGCAAGTTTATAAGCTTTGTTTGTTAGGAATGACGGACGCGGAGCTTGCAAAATTCTTTGAAGTGAACATTGACACAATCACAGAATGGAAGAAGGTCCACGAAGATTTTTCCGTATCCATAAGAGAAGGACGCGAAATCGCAGACGCCGACGTTGCGACGAAACTCTTCAAGCGCGCCCTTGGTTATGAGTACGAAGAGACGTCCACAAAAAGCAGAGGGGACAACGAGGGGGACGAGGAGACAACGGTCCATCAAAAGCATATGCCCGCCGACGTGCGAGCGATGCGTATATGGCTAAACAACCGACAGCGCCACCGTTGGAAGCAGAATCCCGACAACTTCAACCAAGAGGGGGAACGGACGGGTTTTGATGTTATTGGGTTTATACCGACGGGAGTCAAGCCGATAGAATCCGAATCGGAAATAAAAGACCATTTAGACGATGTCGATAAGTAGTCCCTTTCCAGTTACGCCGCTTTTTGAATGGAATTACACCGCCAAGGAACAAACAATAATAAACCAGGGCGGGACCAATAGCGGGAAAACGTATTCTATTCTGCAAGTTCTTTGCATGAGAGCGATTGAAACGCCGAAGACGATTATCACGGTAACAAGTGATACGTTGCCTTCATTGAAAACGGGAGCATTGAGAGATATGGACGACATAGTTAATTCAATCCCTTTCTTTGAAAACGAGTTGTTGAGCGTCAACAAAACGGACAAGATATATTATTTCAAAAACCGTTCGTTTATTGAGTTCAAAGTCTTTCCCAACGAAATACTTGCTCAAAAAGGGGGGAAAAGGGATTATCTTTTCATCAATGAACCGAACCGTTATCCCTATAAGATTTTCGAACAACTTTGGCTTCGTACCAACAAGCAAACCTTTATTGATTACAATCCGCGCGTTTCGTTTTGGGTACATGATAGACTAATTGGGGAAAAGAACGTAAAACTTCTTCTTTCCAACTATACACACAACGGGCATTTTGACAAGGATGGGAATTGGAACAGCTTCGTCGGGGCCTCAACTATTGAGAAGATTGAAAGCAACAAGACAAAAGGATTTGATAAGGACGGGAATATCATAGACGACTACGCCGCGAATATGTGGAACGTCTACGGACTAGGCAAGACGGGACAATTGTCGGGGGTTGTCTTCCCCAATGTTCGTTGGGTCAGTGAATTACCAACGGAGAATATAAAGAAGACGGGATTCGGCTTAGATTTTGGGTATAACGACCCGACGGTTTTGGTTAAGCTTGTATTGTGCCAAGGGCAACTTTTCGCGAAGTGTTTGTTGTATGAAAGCGAATTGACTAATCAGCAGATTGGGAAGCGGTTTGAAGATTTAGGTCTAAAAAAAGGACTAAGGAACGGATCGTTGATAATTTGCGACTCTTCAGAGCCTAAGAGTATAAAGGAGCTAAGAAAACTAAATTGGCGGTGCAAAGCTTGTGTAAAAGGAGAGGGTTCTATTTTGAGCGGTATCAAAAAACTCAAAAGCTATGGGACTTTAAACTTTGTAAGCAATAAACACGTAAAAGAAGAACAACGGAATTATATTTGGAAGGTGAACAAGATTGACGGGAGAACAACCGAACAACCCGAAGACAATTACAATCACTTTATGGATGCTTTGCGATATGGGGAGCAATCTTTGAGCAAAAAACGAACGGTTACCGTATCATATAGCAAATAATTTTGTATTTTGGCAAAAAATAATATTTTTATTTATGGCTTTTGTATTAACAAGTTTACAATTTGAGAAAGGACTTCAAAGACAATCCGCGCTTTTGTTGTCTTCTTTGCGTTGGTTGGCGGCAATAACGCCGTTTTCAATTGACGCGGTCAAGACAGCCTTGGAGCAAGACCAAACCGAAGCGTTCCAAGAATCGGAGTTTAAGAACTTCTTGAGTGAAATATTCAATATTAGCCTAGATTATACGCAACTAACTGAAGCAGAAATTGCAATTCTTAACGAGATACGCGTCTACATTGACCCGCCCGTTGGAATTGTTTGTTGTGGGACGGAAGTTCCAACGCTTGAATTAGTTGAAAAGGGATTTGTTCCGCGTACCAATAGCGTCACAAATCAATACGAAGCAAGCCTTTCTTGCGCCCCAAGTGTTTCTTGTGACGTTAAGTCCATTGAGTTGACGATTACGCCAGTAGGAGAAGCACCCGCGCCGATTGGAAGTCCTATCTCTCTTTTGACTTTGGGTTGTGTTGGAGGAAGGCAAGTCTTCGTTAAGAATTGGCTTGATTTCGTAGGGGACCCGAGCGGTCAGAGCTACATATTACAATATAATTTTTTAAATGAACAAGGGGAATCAATCGTTGTGCTTGGCGATAATGTGACCCTATAAACAAAAATTCAAATGTTTATACTTTCTTTTCTTTCGGGTTGTTGTCCGTTGGACGCAAGTCTCCAAGAGATTCCCGACCAAGATTGTCCCGAGAATATTGGACAAATACAAAGGTTATTCTTCGCGAGAAAGGGCCAAATTAAGTTTGACCTAAACGACCCGCTTCAAAACCTACCCGCAACAATACAAGGCGCGGGTAATACTCCCGATGCCGAGTCCCCTTGGCTTGTGTTGTTTGCAGCGGCGGACGATACGAAGGTTATCAAAACGCCATTCTCAACGGGTGGCGGTGAGTCTGCAATCAATCCTGGTGGTTTAGTTACCCAGGGCGGCGGCGATAATACATTTTTTAGCGGTGCCACAAAAGTGACAGCAATCAACCCGTCGGACGGAACGATTCGCTTTGACAGCTTGAGCGCGGAAGTTATCGCAGCTTTAAGAAAGTTGATTTGTGAGAACGAGCTTGAAGTTTGGTTTATCAATCAGCAAAATAATATTATTGGCTCTAAGAATGACGCGGATATATTCAGCGGTTTCTTGGCGACCAACGTCGTTCTTGGTTCTCTTAGTAACCAGGGATACGGAACACTTGATTCTAATACGTTGACTTTCCAATTGCCTTATGATTGGGACGAAACAAAGCACTTTATTACTCCTACGAATTGGAGTCCTTTGAGCGCGTAATTATAAAAAACAAGGATTGACTTCGTCGGTCCTTGTTTTTCCTATTCAAAAAGTATATTATGGCAAGAAGAAAGAAAGAACAAAAGGTTGAGCTAGTGAACAAAAGCGGAGCGAAGACTTTGTTGAGCTTAGAACACGCCAACAAAATCCTTTCTTATCAAAAGAGAAAAGGGTCAAAATCTTGGGAAGTTTCTCCCGAATCAGATTATCAATATCACGACAAAGATGGAATTATCAAGAAGTCAAATACAGAAACTTCTAAAAAATAGAGGAAGCTGGACAAAAGTAGGAAGTTTAAAGTCTTACGAGAGTCGTCTCCGTGTCGTTTCTGAACCGCTTTTTTTCTATGAGTTAGAAAGAGAAACGGCTTGGGATGAAATCAAGAGAGCTATCAAGAACAGAGTCGCGCCCGAGAAGTATGAGAAAACAATGCTCATGTTTGACTTTCCGCTTCCTGTTACGTCAATAACGTCCGACATAATGGGCGACTTAAACCGCGTTTGGAACGGTAGGAACGCTAACTTCTTTATTCAGTTCCCAAACAAGCGAGCCGAAGACGTTTCTCAAGAAATCCTTTTCCAACTCAATACGCGGAAGTTTGTTGAGAAGGTCGGAAGGAAGGCTTTTCAATGCAAGCCGCAAACGATCGTAATTGTAGACAAGGACGAAAAAGGGGTTCCTTATTATATTGCGCTAGATTGCGAGAGGGTTCTTGACTACGAAACAAGTCCGTGCGGGGAAGACTTCAACTGGATTATGTTCAAGCATTCCGTTGCTTACGGAGAAGACAATTCCGTTGTTGAGAAAATTGGACTTTACGATTCGGAGTTTTATCGCGTCATAACTTTGGGGAAGAATGAGCAAATAATTAGTATAGAGGAACAAGCGCACGATTTGGGATATTGTCCCGCGCGTTGGTTTATTGATAAGCCCCTAAACACTAAGAAAGACGAAAAAAGATATTCCCCTTTGGGGAATGTTCTTGGAATGTTGTCCCGTTGGACGCAATTTGACGCGTATTCCAATTATGCGGAGTTATACAGTACGTTCCCCGTGGTGGAGTACGCCGCGGCAGCTTGCGAAAACGAATATTGTACTAATGGTATGATTAGCCAACCCACCGAGGGCGGCGGATGGACCGCACCAAAAGCTTGTACCAGTTGCAACAATAATACTTTTAGCGGTCCAGGTACTTCAATTAAAATCAATCCTTCAATTGATAAGGACGAGAACGACGAAAAGGGATACTTCCGCTTCATATCTCCGCCGACTCAAAACTTGGAGTATGAAGACGCAAAGCAAAACGCAAGAGAGAATTCAATTAAGTTGAACACAACGGGCGCGAATAGTGTAATTGAAAAGGAAGCGGTCAACGATGCTCAAATTGCTTCTTTGATGGAAGATAGAAAGAATCCGCTTCTTGTATTGTCGGGAATTGCTTCGCGCGTTCACGAATGGCTTCAAGAGACGGCTTTGTTTCTTTGGTTGGGTGTAGAGGTTAAAAGTACGGCTAATTATGGGACTGAATGGTTTCTTATGAATGAGGCGCAACTTCAAAAGCTTTTTGAGAACGCAAAGAACGCGGGTCTTCCCGAGAGTGAGCTTGACCAAATATACAAGTTATTGATTGAAACTAAATATAAGGCTCAACCGCGTCTTATTAAAAAGCTTTTAATTGAGCATAATCTAAACCCCGCGCCATATAATACACTTGCAGAATGTTATGGAAAAGTATCAAATGGGGTAATGCAAGCAAATGATTTATATATTAAGGCAAATATCACCAAATTTATTGCTAAATTTGAAAGAGAAAACGGTTCAATCGTAGACTTCGGAAGCGAAGTTTCTTTTGAACAAAAAATAAATAGTATTTATAATTCTTTGATAAAATATGTAGAAAATGAAAAAAAAGAAGAAGCAAACGCCAATGTTCAGACCGAACTTGATTGATTCCAAGGAGGTCCAGTACATTAAACAGCAGCACCCGAACGCGGATATCCCGTCCGCAATCCCTTACCATAATAAAGAGTATTACAACTTCATGTCTTTGAAGTTGGTTCGTACTGGTGGGATTGGTTACGAGTTGAAGGTTCGTGTTTTCACGATGGACCAATTCCAATTTGACGGAATGGACGACAACGCGAAAAAATCCATAAGCGGAAAATATGACCAACTGGTTATTATTCATGACCCGACGATTGAGGAAGGCGAAGAAGAAGAAGAAGAAGTTGAAGTTGTGGTTGTTAAGAAAAGCAAAACGGGACGTTTGACAGACGCCAAAGAGAAGAAGATTCTCAAGGCATTCCAAGCGTATATTGACAAGCAAGAAGGCGAAGAAATTGTTGTTTCTGAAGAGTTTATTGAAGAGCTATCGGAGAAGCACAACGTACCCGCCGCCAAAATCGCGGAATTATTATCTTCTTTATCCGAAGATTAATTCACCAAATAGATTCAATTAATTAAATTAAAAATAACAGTGACGTTATGAATGACGATTTTAAAAAGCAAATAGCGGAGGCAACTCCCGAACAACAAAAAGCGATTCTTCAACAACTTTCGGGAACGGAAGTCGGGCAAAGTTACGCTTCAAGTATTGCACAATCTTATTGGAACGAAAATATCAAATCACACGATAAAAAGTTTTATGACGGGATTGATGCAAAATTCAACGAATTAGGATTTGAAAAGCAAGACGGACAAAAGACAAGTGAGTTCTTGGTCCAAATTGCTGCAAAGAATAAAGAATTGGCTGAAAAATTGGAGGCGGTAAGCCAAGACCCCGACAAGAGCAAGAAGGCATTGCAAGACCTTATTGAGAAGAACAAAAAGGAGATTGAGCAAATCACAAATAACTATAATAAAGCTATCCAAGAGAAGGACGGGATTATTAATGAGCTTAATCAAAAACAAGTTTCTTCTTTGAAATCAAGCACAATCAACCAAGGTATTGCAAAGCTAAACTTCTCAAAAGGGTTTTCGGACGAAATGATTAACGATATCTTGAAATTGAAAAAACAAGAATTGATTAGTCACTCAAGAGTTGAGAACGACAAAATTGTTTGGTGTGACGAACAAGGGATTCCTATCAAAGGCCCCAACGGTGTCACTCATGCAACTCTTGAAGAAGTTCTTACTTCCAAGTTTAAAGCTTATTTAGAGACTAGCAGTCCAGGAGGCGGGGCAGGGAAAACAACCGATTTCGGAGCTAGTGGTTTCACAGGGAAAGAAATTCATATTGATATTACAAACGTAAAGACAAGAATGGACTTCTTAACTTATTTTGATAAAGTCGCTTCAGCTAATGGGATTAGTAAAGAAGACGACAATTATAATAATTTATATATTGATGCAAAGGCGCGCTATAATATTGATGCGCTTCCCGAGTATTAGTATTAAACTAATTTTTTCCAATGCCTGGATTAGTAGATTTAAAAAGACAGAACGCAAGAGGGACGTATCCCTCAAATTTGGATTGGCAGAACTTACGCCGTCAAAATTACGGATTCATTGACACGGCTTTGCGTAATACGCCCGTCTTAATGACTCAACGCAATATTGAAGTTATCGAGAACAGTTGGGGCGCGCCGAACGTAGAGATTCCAGTATTCTCTAAGAACGTCGGAACGGCAACCGTTGGAACAATGACTTGTTCCTTCATTGACGACGACGCGGTCGCGCAATTCGCACAGATTTTATTTGTTAAGGCGAAGGTGGGCTTCCGTGTCATTCCAAGACTTTCCGCTCAATCGGACGTTGTATCCGAAGATGTGGATTTCATGCGTCAATTCTCCGACAAAGAAGAAGCTCTTGCAAACTTCTTAGAAGAGCAAATCCAACTTTCTCTTGATGCTGTAAAAGCAACAACTTACAATTCCGCCTTCGTTGGCGCGGGTGCAAAGTTCCCGCTTGCGGGTGATGCTTTACAAGTAGACCAAGCGGATCAACAATTTTTTTGGAACTATATGACGTCTATCATGAAGGCGGATAATTTCAACGGGTCTAACTTGGATATGATTTGCAGCCCCGAAATAGATGCCTTCTTTAATCAGTATATCAACCAAGGGCAAGGTAACAACCAAAACAGTAACTTCCAATTCGGTCCTTATACAAATACCGTTTCAAATAGTACTCCAGTTTCTGCGGGCGCACTTGGTACGGGGTATATTTTCCCGCGTGGCTCAATGGCTATCGTTGGACGTACGTCTCCCGACGCGAAAGCACAAGCGAGAGCCGAAGGCCCTGGTATCATGTGGACGGAAGAACGTTCGGATTTATTGGGAATTCCTATTGAGTTAATGACCCAAGAGCTTTGTGAAGACGTTTCAACCATTACCGATAACGCCGACGACACAAACGCATTTGTCAAAAAGTATCAAATGGCGATTAATTGCGCCGTTATTATGCGATTTGATGAAAGCACGAACAACGGAGTGAAGAAGTTTGACTTCTTGCCTTAGTTTGCTTTTTTTTATTTGAATCAGTGGGGGGGGGCTTCTTTGCCTTGGCTCCCCCCCTTATTAATTATAATCTATGTTTGACGATAGAGCAATTGCAGAATTAAAGAAAGTTGTTGGTTGGCGCGATTATTTTGACCCGACCGAAATTCCTAACTTGCCCGCAAACTTGACAGAGAGCGAGAGCGGACAAAAATTCCAAGACTTTCACCCTTCTTTAAAGCTTAATTATATACAGGCTTTAATTCAAGAGAACGAAACGCTTGACGACTATCTTGACAGAGTGGAGACTTCCGCAATTGTGACAATGCTCAACGACTTGCAGAGTCTTAAAAAACTACGTCATTCGGGGCGCGATTTAGTTAATAATAAACTAATACATGACCAAGTTTTAAAAAACAAACCGATTCTAAACGAAGGGCGTTTTGTGGGCGTTGAATTTTGCCTTAATTCGGGTCAAATGGGGGTTCGTGCTTGTATTAATCGCTTAGGCTTGTATTTGACAGCAGCGGAGACGAATTTGACATTGTACTTGTTTAATTCTCTTCAAGAAGACGCGGTTCAAACCTTCTCGTTCAATAGTACAAAATCCAATTCTTTTACTTGGTTAAATGAGGTTATAAATATTGATTACTCCGACGGTTCCGACAATGAGGGCGGGATTTGGTATCTAGGTTATTATCAAAAAGACCTTTCGGGTCAAGCTATCTCTTATGATGTTTTGGATTGGCGAAACGGTTATTGTAATAAATGTGACAACGGACTTCGTTCTTCGTTGTATAACTCAATCGCCAAGTATTTGACAATGTCGCCGTTTTACGTGCCAAGTTCACAATTGCCCGCGGACGGGAAGCTTTTTGACCCGCAAAATATAATTTATACTTATACTAACAATTGGGGATTCAACTTCAATATTAGTATCAAGTGTAACTTAACGCAATTTTGGATTGATAATCGTCTTTCAATGGTCAACGCTATCGGAACAAGCGTCGCCTTGAGAATCTTGGAAGATATGAGAGCGAGCAACGAATTGAGTTCTATGGAACAAAATATTCAAATGGTAATAATGCGAGACTTGGAAGGGGATTCCGAAACAAAAATGCGACCTTTTTGGGCAAAGAGGCAAAGCGCGCTCAAGGGAACAATGTTGGACCAAGCGGGTATTAATAAAGTTTGTCTTCCTTGCGCTAAGAAAGGCCCAACATATGGGGCGGTGTAATGGCATTCAACCCAAAACCATTGAACGACCTTGAGAAGTTTATTCTTGAAATAAAGAACTCAATCCCTTCTTGGATTAAGGAAGTTGTTGAGCAAAACAAAGACGTTATTCTTGACTTGCAACTTCAAGGTCAATTTGATAAAGGAAAGGATTCGGAAGGAAAGAAGTTGGTCCCGCCTTACGCGTTATCAACCAGGAGGAAGAAACGCAAGAAAGGACAACCAACAAACCGCGTCACACTAAAGGACACGGGGAAGTTTTACGAATCGGTTAAGGTAGAAGTCCGAAGCGATGAATTTGAGATAAAAAGCGCAATCAATTATTCTATTTATTTGGTCAAGAAGTACGGCGCAATATTCGGATTGACTCCGAGCAACTTGGAAGACTTTACCAAGAACTTTGTTGTCCCTTACATAAAAATAAAGATAAATGACAAAATCGCAGAATCCTAACATACCTACGCCAGTCAACCCCGTAGAGATAGACCGCGCGATTGTGGACTTAAATTCCTTCATGGTTTCAAGTTTGTCTTGGCTTCAATTCGGATATGGTCGCGCTTATAAAAAGCTAGACGTCACAGCGGGCAAAAATGGATACTTCCCCCTTGTCTATCGTGGCAAGATACAACAAGACTTTCGTTACTTTTCCGCAACTCCCGACAATGACAAAATTGGACAATGTTTCTTTTTGGTTCGTCGTCAAAACTTACTCCAACAAAATAGTGGCCTCTATGGATATCTATCTTACGAGGTATCAATTATATTTTCCGTAAACTTGGAAAAGGTCAACGAGGTACTTCTTGAGACGGAAATGTTCACAGAGAACTTAATTAAGCAAGTAAAGGATTGTATAATTAGAGAAAACTTAGGGACGTTTTATCGCGTCCAAGTCAATCAAATCTTGTATAATTTTGACGAAGTTTTTGCAGAGTTCAATATGCAAAGAAAGCAACAACAAGCGGAGAAGGCACCGTTGGACCACTTCCGTCTAAATTGTACTATTGTTTTACCCGAAGATTGTCCTTGATATGGAATACTTTATTGTATATTTTTTATTTTTCGTTTGGTTCTCAACCGCGATATTTAAAGCCGAGATTCCAAATAGATTGTATAATCTAATGCCAAGTAAATTCATTGACGACTTAACGAATTGCGAGTTTTGTCTTGAAACATGGATAAGTTTTGGATTGTGTTTGGTTGCCTTCTTTGTCGTTGACCCTAGTATTGGAATGCA